ACATTGAACGACCGTGAAAATTCGCCAGCGCTGATCTTAATCAGAGAGTTTTTCAGACCATCGTCTGAATTAGGTAAAGAACTACAGTTGTATAAAGTATTGCTCGAAGCAACTAATCTGTCTGAGCCTAAGGCATTGAAATTAATTGATCTTGTGCTTGAACAGAGAAGAAAGCTTCGCACTGCTAAGTTGAACGAATCCAAGTATCTTTTGGTTCGTGCTATCAAAGACGAATATCCTCTTAAAGAGTTTTTACAATCAAAAATTCCAAATTATAAGGTATACGCGTCTATCTACAAGACCTTTGCGTCGGGCGTAACGCCCTCAGATGTTGGTGATGTAGCAAAGTCTCGATTTACTATTGTCGAACATATGATTGTAGCTGACGGAAAGTCACATGCTTCTACTACTTTGATTGAGACGTATAAAGCAGAGCAAGAAGATTTACGACTGTTGACTTATAGAATTCTCGTTGATATGTTCAACGATAAATACAAGGGGTTGGACAACCATCAGAAGATTCTTCTTAGAGAATATATCAATAATATATCCAACACCAACTCATTGCGAGAATATATAAACGAAGAAGTTCCGAGAGTAAAGAAGGAAATCAAAACACGCATTCGAGCTATTGACGACAAAGTTGTTCGCATCAAGCTTGAAGAGGTGATGAACCAACTGGACACTATTAAGAAGGGCAATACGGTTCGGGATAATCAGGTTACTGCACTAATGATTGGTTACGAAATCATCAAGGAAATAGATCGTGTGCAGGGTGAATAATGATAACTCCAAAAAATATTGCGCAAGTTTTAAAGAGATTGAAATTTACTATTCGTTATGAGCGTGAAGATGTAGATGAGTGGGTTTCCAAAGACAAGAGAACAGATGTAGATGTTTTTGATAATGGACAATGGATGTTGGCGTGGGAAGAGGTTAGGGAAAGAGGAAGAGGCGTACGAGAACTTGTCCAAACATTGAAAGGGTTTGTTGAGTCCAAAGGAATTAGAGAAGCTGTTCGACGTGTGGTCGAGCAAGAAATAGACGAAATGACTGGAACGGGTGGAGTCGGTGGGTTTGGAACACCATACGCATTTTCTACAAAAGAGCCTGTGTCTAGTAAGAAAAAGAAGAAAGTGCAAGAATCAATAAATGAAAGAGGTCCATGGTCTGGCGGCGCAGGAACTATAACGCAATCCAGTGATGGTAGAAAGTGGATTGGAGTCAATCCGAAGGGAACAGAAAAAGTAGTATTAAGGAGTCGTGATCAGGCAATAGAGTTTTCTAAAACTGGAATGATTGGTGGAGATCCTAATTGGGATGAACGTGGAGAATACACACTTCCTGTAAATGAAGGTGGAGATCCTTATTACGCATGGCGCAATGACGAAACTCAGACGCCGCGAATGAAGATTGGCGCAGTCATCTCTGAGATTAATAAACAACTCAGAGAAATGGAAAAGGTTGTAAAACGAAGCTCTCGACTCAAGAAAGAGATGGGAATTCCCAATAGTGGGTTGTGGCAAAGAACCAACAATGCACTAATGAAAATTGAATCACGAATGCACCGAATCTCTCAAACGATTCGGAACATGAGAGGATAAACAGATGGCAAACGAAGTATTAGAAGTAATTGGTAGAGGAGCGCGAGACGCCATTCTTGTTGCGTCTGGATCCTTTATTATATCTGTAGACCTGGTTGGTGGCTTTGAAGATTTCGATGGTTACACTGGAAGCACAGGTCGAACCATCAGACCAGCTGGAACAGATGGCGTTCAACCATCAGCCGCATTAAGGAAGTCAAAAACTAGAAAATACAATATATCTTCTAGTTTTGAACCGTTAAGCGGAACAATAATTGAAAAGAAAACACTATTGAGTATTGATCCACCAGTATCGGCCAGTGATGTAGGATTTCCAGTGATTGTTAGTCCTGGGGTTCCATTTTTCGAACCATCCTTCTCATTAAAGCCTGGAGGTTGGAAGGGGGAGTGGATAACTCCTGGCCCAACGAGCAGCCTTGCGGTTCCAATTACCGGGTCAGCCTTGATACCGTTTCTAACAGCAAGTCAAGCTCCGACCGGACCTACTGCATCGTTTGCAGCGCCAACGGCATCGCTCTTCGAGTCGCCACCAGTTGATAATACTATCTGGCGCATTACCGTAGGAACCGGATCCGCCTAAGGAGGTATAACTATGACTGGACAGATATTAACAGATTTCACATATTTGACCTACGACCGTCAAATGATTACCGAGGCATTAGGTAAGGGCGGCCCGCTTATTCTTAAGAATGTGGTTCTCCAAACGGCGAACCAAAAGAACCAGAACGGCCGAATTTATCCTATGCCGATTTTACAACGGGAAGCCGTGAGATACAAACAATTCATTAAAGAACGACGAGCACTTGGCGAACTAGACCATCCAGAAAGCCCAGTCGTTAACCTTAAGAATGTCTCTCACAATCTTACTGAGCTTTGGTTCAATGGTGAGAATTTGATGGGCAACATAGAAGTCTTATCCACTCCATCGGGCAATATTCTCAAGGAACTGTTGAAGAACAACATTAGGTTGGGAATTTCTAGTCGTGGTCTTGGTTCGATTAAAGAATTGGACGAAGATACTGTTGAAGTTCAAGAGGATTTCAACCTTATCTGCTTTGATGTAGTTTCGAACCCCTCAACGGAGGGAGCATTCATTAATGAATCGGCTTTACCTGGAGCTAAATGTGGCGTCTGGTGTCGAGTTAACAGTCTTGTGTATGATTTCATGAGCGAAGTGACGAGGAAGTAAAATATGCCAGCAAAATCAGTAGCACAACAGAAATTTATGGGAATGGTACATGCCGCACAAAAGAAGGGCGGCAAAGCAGCCAGTCCTGAAGTTGCCAAAACAGCAAAGTCAATAAAGAAGAAGGACGCCAAAGATTTTGCCTCAACAAAGCACAAGGGACTTCCAAAGAAAATAAGTGAAGCTAAGGACGAAACCCCCGTAGCCCAAGCAAAGCCTATGCCACAACGATACCGCGGTCATAAAAACGCTTGGGATTCGAGAATCCACTCAAAGGGAAGTTATTGGAAACTTTCGGGACCAACAAAAGCTGAAAATTGGGGAGCGCGCGCAAAGAGTGGGCAAATAGATTATTTTTGGGGAGTGTCCGACGCCCAAGACTTTGCAAATTATACGCATAAAGGTGGACCATCTTCCTACGTAGCAGGAAATTTTATTAAAGGTAAGACTGAGGGCCTTCGTGAAGCGAAGGACGAAACGAGTGTTCAGAAAAAGAAAGGTCGGGCGCCGCGAGGATATGATGCTTCAAGTTGGGAATGGAGAATTCATTCAAAGGGAAGTTATTGGCAGTCAGGTCCTAATAACCGTCTAGCAAAACCCGGTTGGGGCGCAAGAGCAAGAAGTGGCCGTGTGGATTATTTTCCAGATAAACCAACAGCAATACGATTTGCAGATTCTACTCATAAGGGTAGTCCAGCTTCGTATGTGCAAGGGGACTTTGCTAAGAATCGCATGCGACCTGAAGGTAAAGATGCTGATAAGGATTGGGTAAGAACATCCAAACATGATGTTCCGCCGTCTCAACGTGTTGCTGGAGTTGCTAGTTATAGAGATGCATATGATGATTACCCGGAAGATAGAAAGTCTAAAGGTCGCAATGAAGGTATTCAAAAAGTTCGTGAATATGTTCGGGGTATGGTGCGAGAAGTTTTAATGGAAAGACGAGTGGCACGAACAGAAGCATATGATCCCGCAGCTGAAGGAGAACGTGCAGCAAAGCTAGATGTTCTCGCCGCTAAGCATGGTATTACAATGCGTAAGGGTGAGAGTAGGGATGAATTTGAGGATAGAGTTAGTGCCGCAACTGAGTAAGGCTCAATAGGAGATAATAAATGCCTGGACCAAATTACAACGAACGTAGACCACCACAAAATCCGATGGACGGAAAGGGAGCGAACAGATACTCTCGAAAAGTCCAGAGTGCTACTGATGCCGTCAAGTCTAATGACATTGAAGATTTCAGTAGAGGCGGAGACTCACAGAAAGTTCAGAGCGCAATGAATCCTGTTGCAGTCATCGCAAACTTTTCCCGTTTGGGCGAAGCGCTCAAGAAAACTGGCACCTTTATGGAAGTTGCAAAGCAGATTGCTGGCATTGCAGAAATGGCAGAAGCAACTGTTATGCAAGAGGCCGATGACTGGTTTGACAAACATACAGTCAAAAGAAATATGAGTGAGTTGAAGAAGCACGCAGGTTCATTCGTAAAGCTAGCTCAAGAAATGGATATGATGCAGCAGCGGTCTACCGCTCTATATGATGATATGGGTAACGTGTTGGCTCGTTACTTTGAAATAGCGCCACTACAAGATGCAATGCCGACTGGCGATATTGGAGGCGGGCAGGCACAAGGAATGGGTGGAGCGCTGTCGGGTGATGAAGATGAAGAGGATGAACAAGGCGGAGTGTTAGATGATGGTGGTTATGGTGGTTTTGATTTTAACGGCGATGATGACGAAGAAGATGATGACGAAACAGTTGAGACCATTGTTGATGCTGTTATGGGACGCATACTTCCTGAAAAGGGTGAAGAAACTCCACAGCGAGCTCGCAAGGCTCTTCGCACACCAAAATCCATTGCACGTGGGCAGCAAGGGTTTACACATGACCAAGCATTAGAAATACTTCGTAGACTTAACGTCAAAAATGTAGATGAAGCTAGAGAAGTGTTTAGTAAGATTTCTGAAATGATGCAGGTGAGGGCAGAAGGTGGTCCTGGAAGTGGCCCACAATCCGGTGATAGAAAAAGAGTCGCAGATAAATGGCAAAAACGATTCTCTAGTGACACAACTCAGCTCACTCCAGCTGCAGAAAGAGTTAGAGCAAAAGAGATTCGTAACTTGAAAAGACTGAGTAAAAATGAAGGCTACCCAAAGAAGCACAAGGGCCGACGCAAGTGGGGTTCAAAGAAACGTCAAGCAGCTAAGAATCGCAAGAAGGCTCGGCAGAAGCACAAGTAATGAATATTGTTAATGGTGTACGTAGTGGTGTTAATGGTGTTGTAGATAAAGTATATTCCCTTATAGCAACCGCACCGACTACAAATATTCGTATCCTAATGACATTGGGTATCGTGTTAGGAACAGCTATCCATTACTGGACATCTACATGGATTCCAGTGTGGGAATGGTTGATTTTTTTGGCCGGAATGGCCGGCCTGGACGTTTGGCAGCACCACAATAAGCGCAAGACTTCGTGGTCACCAACAGAACAAGCGGAAGCAGATCGCATTCGTAATGGACATTCAAAACCTATACCGACTTTAGAAGAGGACGTGGCAGGTGAAGAGGAGATGGGATAATGGCGCTAGATGGAGCCGCAGTGTTAGCATTTTTAAAATGGCCTGCCACACTTGCAGGCGGTTCAATAGGAGTGGTGATTGTTGCATCCGCATTTGGATTTTCAATTACAGGACCTGGTGCTGTAATGGCAGAATACCAAGAGGAGCATGCAGTTGAGCATGTCGTTATAAATGATACTTTATCAGACATTGACCGGCACATGGTAAGTCAGCAAATTCTGCTTGAGGCCGTAGTCAGAGGTGAGTGTATTGAGAATCCAAAAGAGAATCTTCAACGACAAGGACTAATTGAGAAATGTTCTGAATTAGGAATTGAAAGATAATTATGGCTGTTCTATTACTACTTCACAATGGTAGTTCCTTTGGGTATGCTGAATCTATGGCAGATGCTAAAAAAATCATAGAGAAATTAATACCTGCACGGCACGAAACGCCGGAAACTGGAAGATGGGATAGCATTGGTGGTTTTCAAACTATGAGAACCAAATTTGGTGGTAAATTAAAGCAATGGTCAATTAGGCCATTGAAAAAAATAAATCTGTCTACAGTAAGATAACAGAAAGAAGGTTTTATGCAGATTGATGTACGAGGAGACGGTGACGCCGCGTTTGGTCGAGCGTTGGTTGAGTTTAAGAAACGAGTTAAGCGAGCAGGTATACTCGAAGACCTGAGAAAACACGAATATCATCTTAAGCCGTCTTTGAAACGCAAATTGAAACGGCAAGAGGCATTCAAACGTAGAAGGAGAGAGGCAAATGCGAGAGCGAGAAGTAAGACAAATCGTTCGAGAAGAGGTTCGACGCGTCCTGAAGGAGAGCGGAATCAAACTGAACGAATCGAAACCTAAGAGAGGCGACAAAGTTGAGACGCCGCATGGACCTGGACAGGTACTATGGACAGCGGCCGCAAGCGTGCGAGTTAGACTTGCTCAAGGCGCAACAATGAATATCAATCGATCCAAAGTAATAGTCAAAAATTAAAATGTTCCGACTTAGAAAGTTTCTTAGAAATAACTTGCTTACTGAGGCAAGTCGTATAGATGAAGCTGGTCCGCGCCGGCGCATTACTATATCTGATGCGAAGAGACGCGTGAGTTCTGAGGAATGGGCTACGTTTCTAAAAAAACTTAAAGACCAACACCCACAAGCTCGTCCTTCATTTTGGAGTGATGGTGGCCAGATTTATGCACAGATAGCTGATGCTGGTGGACACTCTTTTTTAAGTATATCCGGCCAATATTACGCTCAAGACTGACAAATATGTCGCTAAAATATTGTATAATCAATATTTAGCGGCACTTTTTCATTAAAATTGATTGTTTCCGTATCATAGATACTATTTAAGTATGTAATACACCTTTCTGTAAGGTGTTATGCGATATATCCAGACTTTTGTAGGGACTCCTAATAGTTCCTGAACCATTAGAGGAAAGACATGGCACGAAGGAATAAACTATTAAGAGAAGCAATTGCAGATGCAAAGGCAGTCCGAGAGACCGCACTCGCTAATGCAAAGGCAGCTCTAGAAGAGGCATTTACTCCGCACCTCACCTCAATGTTGTCTACCCGTCTTAGAAACGAAACCGATTATGGTGACGAGGAAGATCTTGATGAACTGAACGATGCAGAAGTATCTGACGGTCACGGTCCTGGCGAAGGCGGCTCGAAGAACGCAGAGAAGGTGGAGAAGTCCTCGTTTACTGGTGATCAAGATGTCACCACAGAAGCACTTGATGATGCACCTGATAGCGACGTTGGCCTAGATAGTTCGGCTATCGCAACGGAGCCAACTCAGCAGTATGGTACTTCCAGTCCAAAGGAACCAGCAACCGCTGCTTCCGCCGCAACTACTTCCGGCGACACTGATAACGAAGGTCTGCAGCAACCTGCAGGCACTCCTGTTAGAGAAGGAATCTTCGAAGATGATGATGAAGAGGATCCGTTTGGCGCTGACGATGAAGAGGAAATGGCACCCGAAATGGGTGGTGGCGAAATGGCACCAGAATTAGGTGGTGGTATGGGACCAGAATTAGGTGGTGGTGAAATGGAACCAGAATTAGGTGGTGGTGAAATGGAACCAGAAATGGGTGGTGGTGAAATGGGACCAGAAATGGGTGGTGAAGATGAATTTGACGATGAAGGTGATCGTGACCTTGACCTAGAAGCAATTATCGCCGAGCTCGAAGCTGATATGATGGGCGACGACGAAATGGACGACTATGGTGAAGAAGAGCCAATTGATGCTGGCATGGAATTTGGTGATGAAGAAGAGGAAGAGCCAGTGTTGGAACAGAACGACGCAGAAGTATCTGACGGACACGGCCCCGGCGAGGGTGGTGAGAAGGACGCATCTGTAACAGCAGACTCATCCTTTACTCAGGGAGAAGGCGATAAGCAGACAGACGCAATCTCTGAACAGTTTGGGGATGAAGATGACGATGAAATCGACTTGGAAGAAATTCTAAAGGAGATCGAAGATGAGGAGAACGACGACAAAGTACAGTACGAAGTTACTTCTCTTAGAAGTGAGCTGAAAGAATACCGGGACGCTATTCGATACCTGCGTAGTAAGCTCAACGAAGTAAATCTACTCAACGCGAAGTTGCTATTTACGAACAAATTGTTCAAGTCATATAATATGGACGTTCGTCAGAAGATGCGTGTTGTAGAGGGATTTGACAGAGCAACAACCGTTCGCGAGGCTAAGTTGGTATTTGCAACACTCGCGGAGGCATTCCGAGGTAAGCCAGTTTCTCGTAAGAGAACGATTACCGAGGGGCTAGCTTCAAGAGCCGTCGGCAGCACACGATCAAGACGGAAGGTCACGCCTAATACAGGCGAAATAGTACCAACCGTTCTTGCAGAAGGTGCAGCTTTAGCCGCACGATTCCAGAAGCTCGCAGGAATTAAAAGCTAACCATTAAACTTAGAGGAAAATCACTATGAGTGGTGAAATTAATCTTGGTCAATTAATGGCTGATGCGCAGACGCCGCGTGCAGTTCTGCTTCAACAGACACGTGCGCTCACCGGCAAATGGGGCCCAACCGGCCTTCTAGAAGGACTTGACGGTGACAATGAGCGTCACGGCATGGCCGTTCTCCTTGAGAACCAGGCCCGTCAGCTAATTGACGAAAGCACGACCACAAACCCAACCTCTGCCGGTATTGCAGTCGGCGTAGCAGGTTCGGGTGAGCAGTGGGCAGGTGTTGCACTTCCTCTCGTTCGAAAGGTCTTTGGTGAGATTGCAGCTAAGGAGTTCGTAAGCATTCAGCCTATGAATCTTCCTTCTGGTCTAATCTTCTTCATGGACTTCAAGTATGGAACTACTAAGTTGCCAAGAACATCTGGCGATTCGGTATTCGGTATTTCAAAGACGAGTGACAAGGGAGCACTATTCCCATCTGCATCAGTAGTACCAACCGGCGGATTGTATGGTGATGGAGCGTGGGGCTATTCCATCAACGATCAGACCGCAACGCAGAATGATTTCGCATCATCTGCATCAGTTACTTCAGCCTCAGTTAACTTCAACGAATCCGTCGTAGCAACTCTTCCTAACTTGAGATACTACGAGGTAGCAGTAGGCGACTTCACTCGTCCGGACTTTGAGGGCATTCGAGCATTCGTTCCTATGTCAGCATCCGTCGAGCTTGACGGTTGGCTACCTGAATATACGTTCCTAAGTGGCACGCAGGGCGGTGGAACTATTGTATTCGTTGGAAGTGACACTGGTTCAAATGATGAAGCTATTATCACCAGTGTTCTATATCACGCACAGCCATCGGATTCAACCCGAGGCGACTTCGAGGACGATCGTTCGGAGCTTGTAAACTCAAGTGCAACAGCACAGGCATCTCTTGGTATTCCAGAGATTGACTTAGAGCTCAAGAGCATTCCAATCGTAGCTAAGACTCGTAAGTTGAAGGCTGTTTGGACTCCGGAACTTGCACAGGACCTTAACGCTTATCACAGCATTGACGCTGAGGCAGAGTTGACGGCGATGTTGAGTGAGTATATCTCACTTGAAATCGATCTTGAAATTCTGGACATGCTTATCATCAATGCACAGACAACGGATTATTGGTCTGTAACAATCGCTAGAATTTTTAACGGCGTGACAGGCAACTTCCAGAATGATGCTAACCTTGCAGCACAGGCTTGGACCAATCAAACTTGGTTTGAGACTTTGGGTCAGAAGATCCAGAAGGTAAGCAACAAGATTCACCAGCTCACCCTTCGTGGTGGCGCAAACTTCCTAGTTTGTTCGCCTGACGTTTCGACGATCCTTGAAACCATTCCTGGTTTCACGGTAGAGACTGACGGTGACCGAATGAAGTATGCAGCTGGAGTAACCCAGGTCGGTTCCTTCCAGAACCGTTACACGGTTTACAAGAATCCGTATATGTTAACGAACGTTATCCTTCTTGGATACAAGGGATCTAACTTCCTAGAGACCGGCGCGGTGTACGCACCTTACGTCCCTCTAGTAATGACACCTCTTGTATACGATCCTGACAACTTTACTCCACGTAGAGGCGTCTTGACTCGTTACGCTAAGAAGATTGTTCGACCAGAGTTCTACGGTCGTATTCTTGTTGAGGGTCTAACTCGACTATAAGCCGATACGGCGGTGACTTAATGAATGAGGCTGACTAGTAATAGTCGGCCTTTTTCATGCCCACATTCCCTATGTATAGGAGTAACATATTACATAGGAAGCTAGCCATGTTGAAATTTTTCAAAATATTTATAGTTGTCGGGCTAGCAATAATTGTGGGGTGCGGTGCAGCTCGACAAGGATTCACCAATAATTTCGCACGTGACGATGTTTACCTACTCATTGTTAATGATGGGTATGATCTCATTAAAGTGTATGATGATGTTGGTAGAATTGCTACCATATTTTCTGGCCAGGAAGAATGCGTCAGACTTAGAAGATCGGATGAATTTGTTCAATTTAGTTTTTCCGCTCTAGCATCAAAAACAAGATGGTATGCACCTTCGCAAAACTTTTCTGGTCGGCCCGGTTGGATATGGACAATTGATAGCAGGATGGCATCTTACTCCACAATTCGAATAATTGCAGCCGAACCTTGTGGTAGTCGCAATTCAAACGACAATGAAATGGAGTATTATCATCGTTAACGTTATATGTATGAGTAATCTTGTTTGTTTGGCTAAAAATTTTGGAGGATAAAAAATGCCATTAGAGAGAATAACAAATATATACCAAGGCACTGGTTCATTCGCTACAGGTTCCAGCACGTCAGCTTTATACATTGAATGTTTAGGCGGAGGTGGTGGCGGTGGAGGCGCTTCAGGATTAGGAATTTCAGGCGGAGGCGGAGGTGGAGCATATTCCGCACTCTTCATTCCGTCAGGATCTGTAAGTGAAAGTGGAGGGTCATTGTCTTGTTCTGTAGGAGCCGGAGGAGGTGGTGGTTTGGGAACTGCAACCCGCCAAGATTATAATACCGGTTCAGCAGGATCGGATACGTGGTTTGAACCTTCTGCGTCAAGATGTTTGGCTAAAGGAGGCTCCGGTGGACAAGGAGCAGCATCTCCGAAGGGCGGAGGTGGAGGCCTTGCTAGTTTAGGAACTGGAAGTTTGAAAGTAGATGGCGCATCCGGTACAGTAGGATTTCAGTATCAAGATCCTTCTACTCGCAAACAGGCTCAGTCAGGAGATGGAGCAGATGGATTCTTTGGCGGCGGCGCCCCAGGCATTAATAGCAAAGTTCTAGGTCACCCACTAGCAAGAAGCGGATCTCTGTATGGATCCGGTGGCGGCGGTGCAAACCGAGATCGTGGTGGTCCTGGAAGTGCAGGACTGATCAGAGTTTGGGAGTATTCAGATTAATCTGACCTGAAGGTGAAATAAATGGCAGAACCAGTAGTATGGCCTGGACAGGGTGAGAGTCCAGTAGGGCTTACTCCGTTTGCATTTTATGATGGCGACCAACAATTCGTCACAGATGCGCCGAAAGCTGCCGATTGGGCAGCCCGAAAGCTTGGATGGCCTACTCTAGATGTTGAGTTGGTTGACAAGCATTTCTACGCATGCTTCGAAGAGGCTATTACTGAATACGCTCATCAGGTTAACCAGTTTAACATTCGTGAGAACATGTACAATCTGCAAGGTCGTCCGAAAAGTGCGAACCTAAGCGGAAAGAACATTATTGCTAGCCCATTACCTCGTATCACCGTTACATCAGAAGATTATGGCACAGAAGTTGGTGCCGGTGGTAATGTAGATTGGAAAACTGGTTCAATTAATATTGAGGCCGACCAACAGCTCTATGATTTGCAAGAATTGTATGGTGCCGTGTCGGAAAGTGGTAATAGACTAGAGATTCGAAGAATCTTTCATGGTGTGCTTCCAGCCATTCAGAGAATCTTTGGTGCTCATGGTGGTTTGGGAGCAGGCGGAGCCGGATTCCAAGTTCCTGGTGTATCCGGCGGAGGCATGAATGCTCTTTTGACTGAGTTTGGATTTGATGCGTTGTCACCAGCAATCAATTTCATTCTGTTGCCCGCATTTGAAGATGTTTTGCGAATACAAGCAATCAATTTCAATGATACTATTCGTAGAAGTGCGTTTTCCTTTGAATTGATTAATAACAAAGTTCGACTCTTTCCAATTCCAAAGGATAGTTTCCTGTTGCATTTCCACTACACAGTGCGTGAGGAGAGATTTGCGGCGGACGCCACCTTTGAAGAAGATGTAATCTCTGATTATGCAAATGTGCCGTATGACAATATAGTCTATTCTGAAATCAATGATGTAGGCAGACGATGGATTGTTGAATACTTTTTGGCGTGTGCGAAGTCAACATTAGGTATGATTCGAAGCAAATATGCAACCATTCCAATTCCAAATTCCGAAGTCACATTGAATGGACCGGCATTGATGGATGAAGCTAGATCAGAGCAAGAAAGGTTGATTACTCAAATACGAGAGACTCTAGATGAATCTGGTCAGCAGAAACAATTAGAGAAGCAGAAAGTGAATGAGACAAACAAAAGAGAAATCCTCCGAAATGTACCTCTATTCATCTTTACTGGTTAAGGGGAAGGCATGAAGCTCAATGAAATTAAACGAATCGTCCGTGAGGAAATCTTTGCACGGAGCAAGATGAAACAGCAATTGCATGAAGGGATGAGCAGGAAAGATTTCATCATGATGGCACGTGAAATTAGAAAGGCATCTCCACAGCATAGAGCTGTTTTAACTGCCTTTGCTATTGTGCTTGGAAAGAATCAAAATCCACAGTTTGACGCAGAACGATTTAAGGATGCGGTAAACAAGCCAGGCAAACTTTAAAATAAATAATGAAATTTGTAAGCGAACGAGATGTTAACTTCTTTCGGTCAATCAACAAGGAATTACTAGAGGACGTAATCGACGTTCCTGTCATTCTATTCAAGTTGAATGTGATCGAATCGCCGACTAATATCTATGGTGAAGCGCCAAGTAAGAGCTACCATGTCGGCACACAGCTTAATGCGCTTATTAATCGTCAAGATAAAAACCCAACAACTGATGGTCATATTCTTGACTTCAACCAAACCTCAATATTTTCGTTCCATCGGGACACGCTCAAGGAAAAGGACGTATATCCCGAAGTCGGCGACATTATTGAATATGACAGTTCTTTTTGGGAAATCAATAACGCAGCAGAAAATCAGTTGATAGCAGACCAACCGTTCTTCAACTGGGCAATTATTTGTACCTGTCACCTAACCAGACGTTCTGCGTTGCAATTAGAGGAACGTCAATACACACCTAACGAACATGTCTAACACAAGCGACGATACAGGATTTAAGGTCATTGGTGTAGACAAACACCAACAGGCATATGAGAGGGAAATAAGGTCAGAGCCGAAGGGCGAGAATAGGGGTCACGATATACTTCGAGACTCACGCCACTCAACGCCTATTTCTATCACTCTGATGAAAATAGATGGTGCTATTCTGACATACCTAAACGACCAAATCAAGCCTGTTGTTGAAGATGATGCAAAGCAAATTATCGTTCCTGTACGATATGCTAATGCAGAACGGTGGAAGCAAGTCCGAAAAGATGGCATACTTCGAGACAAAGCAGGTCGTGTACAAACTCCAATCATTTTGTTTCGTAGAACGGGAATCAGAAGGGGAGGGCTTACCAACCCCGTCAACAAATTCGTTGACCGCACCTATGAAACTGGATGGAACAGACATAACAGCTACGACAAATTTGCTGTGTTGAATCGTATCACCCCATCTAGAGAATTGGTGTCAGTCACTATGCCGGATTATGTAGATTTGACCTATGACTTTCTTCTGTGGACTGACTATATTGAGCAGATGAATGTGTTAATCGAGACGCTCAATTTTGAGATGGATTCGTATTGGGGCGACAGAGGCGATTTCAAGTTTAGGGTTCGTGTTGAGGATTATACAGTTGACACAGATGTGCCAACAGAAGGTGATAGGTATGTGAAGGCCACATTTCAAATGAAAGTCAACGCATATCTACTACCAGAGACCATGTACACGGTGGACAAGGGACCACAAGCAACTGATCGACTAAGGTATACTAATAAGAAAGTGGTCACCGTTATTGAAGTGGATGATACATAATGCCTGCAACACGCCCAGGACAAACGCCGGATAAGGGAGCGATAATACAAGCAGGCCGGGATCCTGCTGGTCGCCGCCGGCATTCTGAAATATTCCAGAGTCCAGAGTCCAGAGATGCTGATACGTTGGCCATTATTAGTGCGTCACTCCCTATTCCTCCTCCTCCACCGTTACCATTCCCGACAGATGGTCTATTTTATAAATGGGATCCCACATTGCAAGACGATTCGTTTCTTGTGGAAACAATTTCACCGTCTGATAGAGACGCGGACTTCATTGGTGATCCTGAGTGGCAATCCTCTCCTCCTCTTGTGATATTAGATGGTGTAGAAGATAGATTGAAAACGCCGACCATTACATCAGGAGAAGGCTACGGCGGCGGGGGCCAGGAATTTACTGCCTATGGAGTCTTCCTGGGAGAATCAGCTAGGCCCACCTCTTATATATTTGTCAGAGAACTTGGCCGCCAATGGATACAGTTTTTAGAGGTGGACAGCAAGGTGTCGTTCAACATAAGCGGTGAGGGAGTCGAGTCTATAGTCGGAGTATCTAGTGACACGTTACACTCTATTGGAATGGGCGTTGATGATTCAAGTTTTAAAGGATGGTTAGACGGCGCTGAGGAACTCAATATTGCCAGAGAAGGAGCAACGAGTCATTTTGCAGGCCCAGTAGACTTTGGTAGTAGCGCGGGTAGCAATTTACTTCAAGGACAGATCGGATTTTGGTTCTGGTGGGATAGACTACTCACTAATCCAGAGATCAGTGAGGTTCACGCCGTCTTACAACAATCCTATCCTGAATTATTATAACTTTCTAATAACCGTCAATAATGGATTGTTGTTTGATAGGTATATAAAGAGGGATATAACTACGCGGTTCAGATAAGAATTTTGGAGAATACAAATGGCATTACGTAAAGTAACAATCGTATCGGGAACAACCTCGTATGCTGCCTATAGCGATACTGAAGCTCTGTTTATTGAGTGTATCGGTGGCGGAGCAGGCGGAGGCGGAACTTCCGGAGGAACAGGAATTGCAGGCGGAGGCGGAGCTGGAGCATATTCTAATGAAGTAATTCCATCAGGATCCGTAATTCCAGGTCCTTATGCTGTTCAAGTAGGAGATGGAGGGGCAGGTGGTTGGGGAAATCCAAGAACTAGAGATCAAAACACCGGTTCAGTAGGACAAGATACATGGTTTGATTCTGCATCATTCTGTTTGGCTAAAGGAGGATCTGGCGGACAAGGAGGCGCAGCACCAAAGGGTGGCGCCGGTGGAGTTGCGGCGGACGGTGTTGGAGAAGTAAAACTAGATGGCACGGTCGGCGGACGTGGATTCAAATATCTAGACGAAACCACACACAAGCGCAAGATCTCAGGAGATGGAGCAGATGGATTCTTTGGGGCTGGTGGTCCAGGAGTTTCTACTAAACTACCAAATCAACCGTTAGCAAGAGATGCATCTTTGTTTGGTGCAGGTGGATCCGGAGCAGTTCTCGGCCGCGGTGGAGCTGGAAGTGCAGGATTAATTAGAATTTGGGAATATTCAGAGCCCGTAGTTGTAGAATTAGTTGTTTCCGGTGCTGGACTATTTTGGTCCCCAACCCCAGGTACGACGGAAGATGTGTGGGAACTTATTCACGCTTTCGACCAGGAATTTCTCGGAACAGGCAGTACTTTAGAAACCGGTCCACCTCGGATAGATGTAATTAATGGTCGATTGCGCACCAGTCAAACCGGCAACGCAATAGGTTGGAGCTTTGATACTGGTTCGGATTGGGAACATACTATTTTCGTAGCAGTCAAGCCATACGAAGGTGTAGCAGATACAGGTATTTCCGTTCTCGGTCAAGTTTCAGGATCAGTAGGAATTAGACTTAATTATTCTGCTTCGACGTTCGACTACTTTGTAACTTCATCAACAGGAGGAGAACCATCTGGTGGAATGCAACTTACTGCGTCATATGGTGAGTGGCAGACTATTGCATATACAGTAGGACCAGACGGAGAAGCAAAGCAAAAGGCATATAAAAACGGTGTTCTGGTTTCAACTGTGAGCAAGAGCTTTAATATTACCATGCCGGAAATAAGCACTAACTTTTCGCTTGGATCGCTCCTTGAAGCCCCATCCCCTTCGGTGTTTTCTGGTTCATTCTCGTACCATGGTTGGTGGCCTAGAGAATTGTCGGAAGAGGAGATCTTATCGGTCCACACTTACGTAAGTGCTAGTATGGAAGGTTTCCTACCGTAAGATGGATGGTTTGGACTTTCTATCTTATATTTATTTTTGAAGAATTGTGTTAACTAGTTACAGTAGAGGTTATTATGGCAGCACCAGTGAAAGTTGAGTCGGATGAACTTCGACAAGCAATGCAAATTCGCCAAACATTTACCACTCTCACACATGAGTATGGAAAATTGGCATTTGCTCAAAGAGGTATTGATAAAGAGAAGGTGGAGATTGGCAATCGTTTTGATGAACTTCTGAAAGAAGAACGGCAGTTTATCACCGAACTCATCGACAAATATGGGTCTGGCACATTGAATGTGGATACAGGCGAGTTTACTCCTGAAAATGAGTAATCTAACGGAGATACAATATGGCTGAAAGATTTGTTTCCCCAGGCGTATTTACGAGAGAAAATGATCTCTCGTTTCTACCGCAGGGAATTGCAGAGATTGGTGGAGCGTTCATTGGACCTACGGTAAAGGGGCCAGCATTTGTTCCTACCATTGTAGAATCTGCGGATGAATTTCGAACTAAGTTCGGTAATCCGAATACAGCTTTCTACGCACCGCACGCAGCGATGGCATACCTACAAGATGCGGCAAGAGCAACTATTGTTCGTGTATTGGGATTGGGTGGGTTTGAACAAACTGAACACAATCCAATCGTCGTTCTAGCTACTTCGGCTTCTGGTCTGTCCCCATCAAGTTCAGTGACTCTTGGAGTTATTATCCCAACAAGAAATACCGAGGGAGTTACTCCAATTGCATTGGCGACGGATAGTTCGTCTATCGACCCCAGCGGGCTAGACAACACCGGCAGCGTTGATTTTGATATGCAGATTGAGAACGGTAATGCTATCACTTCATCCTTCACTGGTCTTTCTGTTGTTCCATCGAGCCCATCATATTGGGTCAAAGCTTTAGGAGAAAGCCCAGCCGGAACCAAGGTTGGATATGCAGTATTGGCTTTCCCACGAAGCGTTGAAGCTTTTGGGGGCGCGGTAACGGGTGCAGCAGCTTCATGGTCAATTTCATTGGTCAGTGGTTCCACTTCAGATGCATACGCATTTGCACTTCCTGGTTTTGTCGGTGACTACAGTAACGCAGCTACTCCATGGATTCAGTCACAGACGGTCGGTGGACAGAGACACAATTTGTTTAAGGTTCATACGTTTAGTGATGGTAACGCATCGAACCGTGAGATCAAGGTATCTGTTACGAGCACCAAGCCAGCGGCACCATCAGCGGAAGATCAGCATGGTGTGTTCAGTCTTGCAATTCGTAAGTTCTCCGACACGGACGCTCGTCAGACAATTCTGGAGCAATTTGACAACCTAAGTCTAGATCCAGATAGTCCAAAGTATATCGCCCGCGTTATTGGTGATACCCGATTTACTGTTGACAGCAATGGTGATTTGGTAGAATCAGGAGAATGGCCATCTCTGTCTCGATTTGTTTATGTCGAGATGGTGGCTGGAATTGAAACCTTGCCAGATACCATTCTTCCATCTGGATTTGGTCCTTTGAACACTCCTGTTGGCGGAGATGCTCTTACATTGGGAGCTGGTATCCCATCGGCATCATACGTAACAACCCGTTATGCAGTTCCAGTGGGTGGATCCGAGGATGATCCAGTTGAGAATATAAAAATCCATTATGGATTTGACTATACGGACGTAACTAACCTAGCATTCCTCAATCCAATCCCAGCCAGCTCTTCGTTGGACGCAAGTAGCTTTAGCTTGGAAGATATTGCTGATAATGATGTTACAGCATCCGTCACCGCAAGTACCGTAACTGGCGGAAGCCTTCGTAAGTTCACAGTTCCTCTACAGGGTGGTTTTGATGGATTGAACCCATCCCGAGTATTGGCAACTCAAGGTGATATTGCAGCAACGAATACTCAGGGATTTGATTTGTCACTATCAACTACTTCTGGCTCTGCAGCATTCAAACGAGCAATTGATATTGTTTCGAATCCAGAAGCATTCGACATTAACCTCGTTTCACTTCCAGGTGTTCTACGAGAGCTTCACCCATACGTTACGCAGCTCGTAATTGATATGTGTGAAGATAGAGGCGACTGCTTCTACATCATGGACAATGTTGGATTTGGTTCAAGCGTTGATGCAGCAGTTAATGTTGTAGGCGGCATTGACTCAAATTACGCTGGTGTATATCACCCTTGGATTAAGATTCTAGATGTGAACACTAACAAGAATCTTTGGGTAACTCCTTCTACGGTGTTGCCACAGGTATTCGCATTCTCTGATAAGGTAGCGGCTGAATGGTTCGCACCAGCAGGTCTAAATCGTGGTGGAATCACCGCAGCACTTCAGGTCGAGAAAAGATTAACGAAGGATGACCGGGACGTTTTATATGACGGTCGGGTTAACCCAATCGCAATGTTCCCAGGTACAGGAATTGTAGCATTCGGTCAGAAGAACTTGCAGGCACGTGCGTCGGCATTGGACCGAATTAACGTTAGACGACTTCTAATCGCAGTTAAGAAGTTCATCGCTTCGTCCGCTCGATTCTTAGTGTTCGAGCAGAATGTTGATTCTACGAGACAACGATTCCTTAACATCGCTAATCCATTCTTGGCGTCAATCCAAGAGCGTAGTGGTTTGTACGCGTTCCGTGTCATTATGGACGAGGCGAATAATCCACCAGACTTGATTGACCGTAATATTTTGGTAGGTCAGATTTACTTACAGCCAACGAGAACTGCAGAGTTTATCACTCTAGAGTTCAATATTCTACCAACGGGCGCAACCTTCCCTGAAGGTGCATAATAAATGATCAAGTTAAAGGATCTGTTGACTGAGGAGCAAGATAGTAAAGTAGCGCTACTAGTTATCCAGAGAGCTAAGGAAAACGTTCGTACCGCACGAGCTGCAATAGACAAATCTCTGCGGAAGCTTCCTAACAGTTTCAAGCATGCGCAAAAGCATGGCTACGAGAGTGAACTTATGGAATTTGTAGATGCTCTTCAAGCTGCGTCCAACATTCTACGAAAGGTGGAATAAATGCTTTATAGCTCTTATCGTGGTGCCGGTGGTAGCTTCCGAGGCAAAACTTGGAAACTATCGAGCGGCTATTGGAGAGCTTGTAACTATAACGGTCAGCAATGCACGTTTAAGGCTTACAACGAAGCTGTGACATTTGCTGCGAAGGGAAAAGAACTTAACGAAGCAACAAAGTTTAAGCAAGTAAAGCTTCAAGCAGTGAGGACCAAGCCCGAAGCAGAACAAATGGCTAAGGATATTTCACAAATGCCTGGCGTCACTAGCACTCACATCGTAGACCTTCCTAACGGTCAGTTTCAAGCAGTATTACTGATGAAAGATGACCAGCTTCAAGAAGGACGAGCACGAACTCACTATCTACCAGGTCTAAATCGGAGGATGATGTCTGATCTAGGTGGTGAATTAGTTAAGAAAGGATATAAAGTAAAAATTAAGGGCCCAAATCTAAGCACTGATGCGCCGGAAGTGATTATTCATAAGGTAGTTGATGACTTCTCCACCGGCGGCGGCCAATATGATTGGAGAGTTAAGAGTAAAAGAGAAGGAGGTGTTGTTCGAGAGGCAAAGTCATCGTTCACGCTTCACGCGATGGGTAACGGTTGGTCACATTCTAAAACAATCTCAGCAAACTCTCAAAAAGAAGCTGAGGCTGAGTTTCGTAAAGATCCACGATTTCGTCGGCAGGCTCGTCAAGCTGAAGAACGTTGGCAAGAGGTTCCCATAGTAGGTGATAGGGAAGCACGGTCAAAATTTGCAAAAACTACAAAAAAGAAAGTCGAACCACCTATGGATCGATCAACATTTCTCAGTCGCATAAAAGGACCTGCACAAACATCACCTCAACATTATGCAACCGCTCCGAGCAAACGTCGTGGTCGGTAACAAAATTTAACAGCAGTGATACTTATAGGTTAGAGACTAACCTTAGTGGAGACAACGTATGGCTAATCTAGTCGCCGAACAGGAGATGTTTTTCAACTCATTTGAACCGAAGATGGTTAATCGGTTCATCATGTTTATGGATGGTGTTCCATCATTCATGGTCAAGGGAGTTGCAAGACCTACTCTAACACAAAATGCAAAAGAACTGCCGCACATTAACGTGGTAAGATACGTCAAGGGCAGAACTACATGGGGCACCATGCAGTTTACTCTGTATGACCCAATTGTTCCTTCCGGCGCACAGGCTGTTATGGAGTGGGTACGACTCCATCACGAATCCGTAACGGGTCGTGACGGATACGCCGACTTCTACAAGAAGGATCTGATTCTCAATA